TTGGGCAAGCAACCTGCCGATAGAAGTCAAAATATTTCGCGTTCAAAGTCAAAAGTCAAATTTGACTTCAATACCGTACGCTCCCGCGTCATACCCATACTCAAAGGTATAGAAGTCAAAATGTACCCCGCCAAGATAGGGCGTGTACGTGGCTGGAAGCGCCAGCACGTTGCTTACTATGTTAAGAAGCTGGAAAAAGCAGGCTTAATCCGTCGCTTAAAACGCAGCAACATCATTGACTACGAGTTAACCGAGCGTGGTCAAAATTTTCTCATATCCTGTGAAGGCGTCCTCTTCAGCAGTGGCGTGTTTCGGTTGCATCGGTGTTTTTTCAAGTATCCGGTGTTGCGTGAGGGGATTTATCCGTTGGGTGATTTTAAGCGGATTGAGATGCAGAATTGGACGGCTCTTTTGGGGTTAGAGCAGGGTGTCAAGGTGAGGCATACGACGACGTCTTGGATTGTTCATGTGGAGACCATTTATGGTCGCAGTCCTGGTGAGCTTGTGACTTTGGCTAAGAACTTGGCTGACCGCGTTGCTCAAGGATTAACCAGCAAGTATGGTTGTGTTTTGGGGCAGGGAACAATTAACAACCGTCATGAGTTAGGCATCGACGACCCAGTGGCTAATCTGCTGAACCGTTATTTTGAGGTAAGCACGCCAAAGCGGCTGATTGATGATAGCCCAGGAGAAGACGAGGGTGAGCTGGATCATCTTGGTCGGGACGCTGCCGTTGAGTATTTGCTGATGCCTGAGCGGGTCAAAAAGCTGGAGGGACAAATGGGCAATGTCTTGTACGATTTAGAGAAAATCTCAGGCAGCCTATCAAAGCTTGACAAGATGGGGTATGACTTAGCCAAGGTTGCCGAAGTCCTATGCAAAATGGTAGATTCTGAAGGCGGCCAAGACGTGGCTAAGGCTTCAGTTGATGGAGGTAACAGCTATGTCTCTTAGGCGAATCAATGCATTTTTGGATGTTAAAACCTGTTCAAAAGCACTTTCAGCACTATATCGAGGGTATGGGAAAAGTCCATGCTTTTTAGAAGTTGCTTTTCTGTGGTTGCTTGGTGTAGATTCCCATAAGCCAATAGTTGTGTGCTTGCATGGAGCGAAAATCTTGGAGTGTGCATTTTGACATGGACACAAATGAAGAACCCATTCAAAACACGGCTAAGTTAGGCAATAAGGCACCGAAAAAGAAGCGTAGCCAAGCAGACAAGGTTGGAAAACTCAAGTACCTGCTTGCCAAGGATAAGAAACTTGACCGAGACGTCGCCGAAATAAAGCTATTGCTCAAAGTCATCTTTGCTGGCTTAAAGGATTCATTGTACTTTGAGAAATCGCTTATTGAAGAGGCAGCTTGCCAAGACGAAGTAGACAGAGCCATTCTCCAATTGCTGTTTGAAGCAGGCTCTTCTGGGTTGCTTCCTAGAGACATAGCTGCCAAGCTGACAGAATTCAAGATTACCCGGCATCAAGTGACTCGTCGCATTATTCGAATGAATAAGCGACTGGCTAAGGAGTTGGATTCAACGGTTGTCGAGCGGCGGGGTTGGTGCTGGGCTATGACCAGCTTTGGCGTTAACGCCTTCAGAGCGTCAGAGAACGATTTGCTAACTGAAGGTGTAACCTTGCAAAACGTTTCGGATGAGGCGATATAATTTTGGTGTTAACTGAGCGGGAGAAGGCAATCTTATGTCTGAAAGCTAAAGGTATATCAGATTATAGCATTGCTCGCAGACTAAAGATGGAAACTCCAAACGTAACTCGTTCAAGAAAGAATGCTCTAAAGAAACTAGAGCGTGCGAAAGCTGACTTAGAGTTTATTGATAAGTTAAAGTCCCAGCAGATTAGAGACTTGTGAAATTCTTTAGCTGCTGTTTTGTTACCCAAGGGCTATCAGACCTATCAATGAAGTCTTCCGAATAGGATAATACCCTGAGTATAACTTTGTTTAACAGTGTTTCAAAAGCCGCCTTTCGATGTGCTATCAGAGCCCAGTTTTCATTGTCAAATATTGCGTCGCCATGAGTGAATTTATGTCTCTCCCTTATCGCTTCATCCTCAAGTTTTGTGAGGTTTAGCTTGATTTCTTTGAAAAATGCTCTGTACCTCTCTGTTGGCCCAAAGGAATTCGAATGAATCACGGTATTAATTATTTTACTGACCTCTTTTTCGCCAAGTTTACTATTTAGTTTGTTTTTTATACCCGAAAATTCTGGCTTTAGGAGCTCTTCAAATTCACTTTGGCTCATAAAACACCCTTGACTTTTTGAACTTGCCGAGGCAAACCACCCTTTAATGATTGATTCCAATGCAGAAGCTAGTACAGGAATGTTTGGTCCGACAGGCATCTGATCAGAGATCCATAGATTCCACAGAGCCTCTTTGAGGCGAAAATCCTCGCGATGTTGGATGTATTCCGGCAGTAGTTGTGCTATCACTTCTTCGGTGCGATGATTGGGCGGTATTGATCGAATGGCGATTGGAGGATTATCTGGCTTTCCACAGTTGCTTTTCGCCTCATTGCCTATTGGGCTGTGAGCGTAGGTCTCAATAACGTAGTTTTCTTTATCATATAGCGTATAGCCTATGTTGAGAAGCTGCCTTCCAAAGACAAAGCTGCACACATCAGCAATCTTTTCTCTTAGTGACTCATCTGGTATTGGACCCCACGCTTTTTTGTATTCTATTCCTACATTTGATGACCAACTGGGTCCGAAGCCTGTTGGCACCTTTCCCACCATAAACTGAAGAGAACCTGTTTTTACTACTAAAAAATCTACGCCCCTGCTGGAGCTTTCTCCAGGAATTTCTGCTGAATCCAGCTCTCCCTCTCCTTTTTTCAATCGATTTCTAATGTGGGTGCTTAGAAGCTTACGGTCTGTAACTCTGGAGAAAATGTGGTCGTAAGGTCCGTTAAGGCACCATTCGCATAGACGTGCAGGCTCACGGTCAATAGTTTTTGTTCTCAACCCTTGTAAACCGATGTTAGCAGTAGCTAACGTCTTTCCAGTTGTGTAATCAGTCTGGGTTTTCCAGCCGTCAATATAGCATGATTCCAGCGTATAATGATGTATCTTCTCAAAATCTGAACCTGATATTGCAAAAGTGCTGACAACGGTTCCTGCCTCGGCTTCACGTTTATGTCTGAAGAAATCGCGTTCTTCAAAATATAGAACGGCTTTTAGGTTGTAATCCTCGTCTCTAACTATTTCAATTCTCTTGTTGCCTTTAGGGAGATTCTCCTGATCATCGACGTTAGTTATGGAGATGGTTTTATCCATTAGTTCCCATTCTAAGTAAGGAAGAGTGCAACTGCTTTTTTCGGGCAAGATAACCACATGACTTTGCTTAGTTTCTATTCTAGTACGCTAATCAAATTAATTAGGATTAAATGACTAGAATACTTCGATTAAAATCCACAGTTAGCTGATTCATTTATTGTTTAATCGAAAGTCTTCTTTTTAAGTACAAGGCAAACGTTCTTTATCCAAGGGTAAACGCTGTCTGAGTATATGATTAAATATAAATTTTAAAGTAACACACATGAGGTGTTGGGAGAGTTGAGTGATGCGCCCTGATATTAGGAGAAGACTGAAAGCAGCTCGTTTTAAAATAGGGCAACATTTTTTCCTGAGCGCCTTCAGTGTTGGTTTAGCTGTTCTTTTACTACTAGGCGTATTACCCGTTTATATTGTCGCATGGGCTCCGAGTACGATAGCAGAATCTGATTTCTATGGATTTGCAATCGCTAGAAATGAAACGGGTGTCGTTCCAACTGATTTAAATCTGGGTTTAAATGTTGACCCACCCCAGCTATATTTTTCCTACAGCTGCCAGTTTAATATAACGGGCAAGTATCATTTTGTTTTTGTTTTCCCATTCCGGTTTGCTCAGGAGTTAAATGGAAGTTCGAGTTGGGGAGATAACGGTTATAAAATTCAATCTAAAACAACAGAACATTGTTCTATTGTTACCGTTGAATATTCCGTAAACGACACTTCGGCATTTCAAATTCCAGTTATAAGTGAAATTGTTGATATTGATCAAACTTTCAAGACTGGGTCAAAAGGTCAGTACACGATTATTTTTCCATTTGATTCTAACGCAGGTGGGATTCCCACAAACGTTGTTAGTAATTATTTCGATGAATTCGGTCTAACTGATTTCTCTCCACTCGGTGTTGATTACTTGACTCTTCAAGTTTCAGGATTACCAAGTAATGTGGTTCTGACTAATGAGTTTCCGCAAATCTCTAGAGGACCAGTCACTAGTAACAGTGTTTTTGGAGACAAGCGTTCTTTTGTTGAATGGCAACTTTCACCATATTATAATTCAGTAAGTTCTGTGATGATATCCAACCTATATGGCGATAATTCATTTTTTACACCGCTTTTTATTAATTCCGTAATTCTGAATTATTCCGACCCTCTCGCAAGCGAGTACTATGGTAACTTGTTATTTATAGGCGGGATTTTCTTTGGAATAGGCAGCGCAATTATTACCACAGTTATTTATGATTCCTTTAAAGAACGCCATGAGAAAGCTACGAAAAACCATTAAGCTTGAGTATTTCTTTAAATCCAGCCATTCATAACACCCTTTCAGTATATCGTTTTTTTGATATTATCGTGTTCAGGCTCTCAAGCCATTTATGCATATTTTCACTTTGTTTTTTCGATTAGTTATGTCTGAGGATGGCGTTGGCTGTAAGGTTTGTAAGCGTGTTAGGGAGCATGTGGCTTCGCTTTTGCCTTTCAGTGTTCTTGAGGCTATGTCGGGTAAGCCCTTGCATATTCGGGGTGTAGCCATGTGTAGTGGCATGAGTCGAAATCATAACATCTACACTGCCGAGGAGCTGCAAGCCTTCACAAGCAAGCTAACAAATGCGCCCGTTTACATCGAACATATTGCCGTTCCAAATGCAGCTGGAAAAGTGACAAAAACCGAGTGGGATGGACATAACCTCTGGTACGAGGCGGAAATCTACGATGAGTCAACAGCTGAGAAAATTCGCAAAGGCTTAATCCAGCACGTCAGCGTGGGAGCTGATTATGAAGCGGTTGACATTGTTGATGGCAAAGTTCCTCATGGATTGCATAATGCCGAGTTAAGCCTTGTTGCCGTTCCCGGTATTCCAGAGACTAACGTGCAGGTTATGGAAAAGCTGACTCAAACAGAGGGCAAACTGACTGAGGCGCAACAAACCATTGAGGAGCTACGCAAACAAGTTCCGGGTGGTGGTTTGCTCAAGAATCCTCCTAAAATGATGGCGGTTTCTGAGGCTGCGAAGATGGTTGCTGATGTTTTGCCTTCGCCTATGGTTCAGCGTAGCTGGAGCTTGGGACCGCAAAGAATGTGCCAAGAACTCCGTAGGGTAGTCAAGCAGTTAGAGCTTAAGGCTGGAGGCGGCTAGCTGTGTTTTTGCTCATTTCTATGAGGAAGAGTACTAAAGGACGAACTTTGGGAAATTCAAGACAAGAAATCGAATTGATTAGATGACTGATAAAACTGGCAAAAGCTGGATGGATGCAGGAGAAACCGACGACCCACAAGCCCTCATAGAATCTTTTGAAGCCGAGGCTGCAGTAACCAAAGGCTCACCCGTCTACCTAAGCTCAGACGATAAAGTCTCACCCAGTCCAGGCGGAGACATGGCCATAGGCGTCGCCACCAAAACAGTAGCTATAGGCGAAATGTGCCCAGTGCTAAAACGCGGCAGAGTAAAAGTCGTAGCAAATGGCATTATCGCTCGTGGATCTGGAGTTTGTAGTGCAGGCGGCAACAAAGTAACTCAGCTAGTAGACCAAAACGTTGACGAGGGCGGCGCAGCAACCTACACAGTATTCTACAACCGCAAACTCGGAACCGCACTGGAAGCAGCAGCGGCAGACGGAGACCTCATCTTTATCGATGCGGAGAAGTGATTGCATTGAAGCCTAAACTTTTTGAATCCCTAATGGCAAAACCCAACGACCAACACGAAATCTACGAGAAGCTAAAGCAGAAAACCGAACACCCATTCATGAAACGCTATGTCGCCATGGGCATAAAAGAAGGACTCTTCAGCGACATGACAGGTGCCCTTGGCAGGATGCATGATGCACTGGTGCAGGCTGCTTTTCCCGAGTTGATTGGCAGAAACATCATAAACGTCATGCCTACCTCCGAAACAATGGAGCGCTTCCCGCTAGACAGTGACGCTGTTGCTTACCGCTACTCCGAAGGCACAGTTGCGAGGCTAAGCGGCAAAAAGAACACCACGGTCGACGTTTACACCAACGTGCTTTCGCAGGCATCGGAAGAGTGGACTCGAGAGTTCCTTGAAGACGCTACATGGAACGTTATGGATAACATGGTGCAGAAAGTAGGCAGAGCCTTAGGCATACAAGAAACCCAAGACATCATCGCCCTCTACGGCGCGATAGCGGATGCGGATTTGGCTGGCGGAGCCCCAATAAACGGCAATAATGCTGCGTTAGGCTGGACTGGCCTGTTGCAACTTCACGATGCGGTCAGGGGTGCAAACTGGCGCCCCACAGTGCTTGCAGTAAGTGAAACACAGCTCCATCAACTGCTAAACGATGACAAATTCGTCCACGCCCAATACCTACCAAGCAGCGAAACCGACATCGAACAAGGCAGCATAGGCTCCGTGTTAGGCATGCAAGTACAAGCAAGCACTCTAGTTCCCAATGGTACTGCTTATGCAATTGACACACGCGTTGCTTCTACTATGCTTCTGCGAAGGGACATTACCGTTGAGGACTGGGAAGACATAAAGACCGGCAAATACGGGGTTCGAGCAACCACACGGTTCGGCGCTGGCATATTACGCTCCACTGCAGTTGCCAAAATGACCAACATCAAAACAACCCTCACTTAGCACCTGAGTGACACATGCAAAATTTCCCTCTTTTTTGACAACAAAACATCGAGGAAACCAGTCATGAGCAAAGTCGTTGCGAAAATCCGTGAGGTTCTCTCATATGCGCCTGCTTCAGGCGTAGCATCCCCAAACAGCAGAGCCTTCTTTGACACTTCTTGCATCCCGCTAGCCGATGTTATGAAGCTCTACGACCGAGACCCAACCTGCAAAAGCAGCGTTGACTTGCTAGCCGCTTCAACGGTGGGCATGGGCTTCTATACTACGGCAGACGAAAAATACGACAAGGCATCGGAGGCAAAAGCTGCTGTAGATAGGTTATGTGAAGACATCAACCTTGACGGGCTTCTAAACGATATGGCTAAGCCGTTGATCGCCTGCGGCAACGACTTCTGGCTCAAACTCACACCAGAACGGCTAGCAGATGTTTTGCGCATGCCAGTTGATTCTGTTCAGCGGATAGGGCTGAGTTCCGTAGCAGACTTGAAGCTTCCTTACAAAGTCACCGGCTACCAACTTAGAAGCACATATGTTGGTAGTGCAGGAAACGAGCTTAAACCCGAAGCAGTGATTCACTGGCGCCTAAGTGGCGATGTCCCGTCTGGGTTTGGGGTTGGGTTGCTGCAGGTGCTTTTGCACACGTTAACCGTTGACACTGATAAGCGCCCAAGTTATGCTTGGATGAAGGCCAAGATAGAGAAGATTTTGCCAAACATCTTTGTCAAGTATGCTGGACCTGACGTCGTGGTTCAGCTTGAAGGGCAAAAAGAAGACACTATCAAAAAATATGAAGGCGCAATAAAGAACCGTCCAGAAGAAGGCCAGTGGCTTTTTAGCGGAGCCAAAAACGTCGGTGTCTACCCAGTTTCTATTGATCCGCGGGCACGATTTGAGTACTACATCGACCACATGGTAAACCAATTCTATCTCGGATGTGAGACGCCTCTGCCACGGCTGTTCAGCACACCTGGCTTCACTGAAGCAAGTGCAAGAGCAGCTTTAGACCTGCAAGATATGCTCATAAAACCTGTCCAGCGATACATTAAGCGCCAAGTAGAAAAAGAAATCTTTGCTATCATGGTAACTCAGGCAGGGTTAGACGCTTCTAAGGCGAAGGTTAGGCTCAATTTTGGAAATCCCGAAACGCCTGAGCTTGTGCCCGCTGATCTGATTAAAGCCGCTGAGCTGGGTCTGGTTAGATCAGAAGAATTCAGAAAGAATGCTGTAAAGTTCGGCTGGGAACTCTGGGATGTAAAAGACCATGCAGGCAATTCGAATAATAAATCAGTTTAGCCTACATTTTCTTGTTCATAGTGACCGCAGTTTGGGCACTTCCATTCAATTATTGTTGACCTACTTTGAGACCCACCGGCTGAATTTGTAGGCACCGTACCTCCAGTTGGAATTGTACGTATTGCTGAAGATGAAAGAACAGGTCCACTATGTATTTGGTTCATTTTAGTGCCGCATATTGAGCATTTCATAAATCAAGGTTTTGTTGCATTTGCTTAAAAAGTCTTTTAATAAGATTTGCAAATAATGGTTGGTGGGTATGCCGATGACAAGTACTATTACAATTCTTTGTCCAGAAGGTGTTGTACTTGCTACTGACACGCGTGAAACCACTTTTTATCCACTTTGGCAACAAAAGGCTCCTGACATCAAGGACGGTGTAAAGAAGATTTACCCTTTCAAACATGGAACGAATGTAGCGATATCCTGTTGGGGTTTAGCTGAAATCATTACTAAGGAGAAAAAACAAGACATTATTCCTTTTTTGCAGCAATTTGATGAAACAAAGATTAAAGAGGGCTTTACGGTCGATGAAATTGCTGAAGAATTAAAGCAAACTCTTGAAGGAATTGATCTTCTGAGTGAGCGGTCGATGGGTTTTCATATCGCAGGGTACTCAAAGGAGAAGACCCCAAAATTGAGACACGTTTTTCATACTACTTGGCATGATTCCAAAGAATTTACTAACGAAGATTGTCACCAGGAGTATCATGTTGTTGATACTGGCGACAAAGTCTGCTATCGGACACGAAAGGATTACCCGACTCTATTTAACGGTGATTCTTTTGTGGCAAACGCACTGTTTAACTATTCAACCCAAATCCAACCCTATTACTATCTATCACCACATGAGTTATCACTAGAGGAATGCATCGAACTTGCCAAATTTGTAATAGGTGCTTCAATTCAAAGGCTGGACTATTTTTCTGACTCTAGAAAATTCAAAAAAATCGATCCCAAACCTGTAGGCGGTGAACCAAGTATTGCCAAAATTACTGTCGATAAAGGATTTGAGTGGATAGAGCCCAAAAAATAGATTGCCTATTATTGCTTAGTACATTATCTTGGTTTGGGCTAATAATGTATCATTGCTTTTTGCTTGCAAGGGCTTCTTTGAGGTTATAGCTTGTGTGTTCTGTACATTGTCACGTTTACGATATTATCGCATTTGGGCTCTCAAGCTATTTGAACTTTCAGCTGCAAGGGTTCATGGGATTGCAGCTTGGCAGTTGTCTCTATTGAGGATGTTAGGGATGTTCTCAATCTAAGCGATTCGGATATTTCTGACGCTAAAGTTCTAAAAATGATTAAGCGTGCAGAAGTCACTTTAGGGCTTGAACTTTCCGCTGATATCGACTACCAAAACTGCAGTGACGCCCAAAAAGAAGCCATAACGCTTTTAGCAGCCATTTATGCGGTCTGCTATTTGACTGGCGGCTCAGTAATCGGCTTAAACTTCAGCGTCGGCGACCTTAGTAGTTCAACTTCAGCCCTTCCAAGTTTAACGGTTTTGCAGTCGGAATTTGAGCGGATTCTTGCTAGCCTCAAAGAGCCTTATGTGGGAGGCGTGTAGTATTGGGAAATGTTCCTGAAGCCTACTACCAATTCGTCATGGACTATGCACCTTATGTTTATGTCATTCCACCAAGCACACCTGACCCAGCTTTTGGTAAGGGGGTTTTAGCGGCTAGCTTTGCTATCGATTTCCTATGTGAAGCCTACTCTGCCCCACAATTCGAGGATAAAAAAACAGTCATCTACGCTAAAATCGTGAGTTTAGCCGATTGGGTTCTAACCCAGCAGTGCCTCGACCCCGTAAGGAAGGCTTATGGTGGATTTCAAAGCGCAGAGGGCAGTATCTACTATTACAGTGTTGACGCCTGCCGTATTGCCCCTTCGCTTCTAAGAGCCTATGAACTCACTAGTGATTCTCGTTATTTTGATGCCGCTAAGATAGCGGGTGGAACTTTTCTCAAAACTATGCAGGACCAGCAGGCCTACGGTGGCTTTGCAAGGGCGGTAACGATTGGCGATGCGTGGCTTCTGCAGTTGGATGTCGAATGTCTCTATGGCTTGATCGGCTTAAAGATGCTAGCTGAAAAACACGACACTGAAAACGCTTCAGTCTACCAGAGCATAATGAGCCAAGCAATTGGTTTTCTTCGGTACGGTTTTGAGAACCTTTGGCTACACTTTGACCCGACAGATGGCAAATGGCACAGAGTCGGCTTAACCGAAAATGAGGTCTACGATGACCCCCTCGCCTACGCCTTGCTGGGGCTGTATGAGGTTGAGGGCTGGAGTGTCAGCTGCCAAAAAGTCTACAACAGCCTAAACAACATCCGATCAAGCGCCAAATATCCCGCCTATGACCCTGCGGTCTGCTGGGCAGGCTACATAGACGTCGTTAGTCGATTCCCAGCCTGTGATTACTACGACGCCGTCACAAGCGGCATTCTGTGGAAAATCCGCAACAACCATGACAAGCCAAGCCTCAAACTCAGCGTATTAGTTATTGGTAAGCACGCTGCGGAGTTCATGTTTTGGGGCGCCAAACACACAGACTACAGCTATGTCGAAAACAAACAAGCAATGGTCACTGTTTGCTGGCTAGCCGAGCTTTTTCTCAATTACGAGGAACCAATAACCCCATTCACAAGGATTCTGAAAAGCAAAGGTGAGGCGGTCATGCTTTATCCCGTGCGGGAAGCCTCTGCTACAGTGACTTACGGTGAAGCTTTGGATTTGCTAGCCGCTGTCTCTTCACTCAAGGCTGAGCAAGTGATGTTAGAAGCGGGTTATTACCTGAACGACTACTTGGCATTCTACACGTTTCTCCCAGTTAGGGTTCATGACAAGATCAGGCGCCAGGGCGAAGACTACGAAATCCAAACCGTGACGCCCTTCATTTTTGCCAATCAGCGTTTCTACTTCAAAAGTGTCGCAAGGAGACTAATTGCAAGTTGAGCCAAGCAGAGACTCCCGTCGTTACTATTTTACGGTTAATCGAGTCCCGAATCAGGGTAGTCAAAGATGATGGCGGCTTAGCCCGTATCCTCTGCTCTCAAGCGAACTATGATCGGGAATTCCTCAAAGATTACGACGCCCAAATTACCGTTTCAAAAACTTCTGAACCTTGCCAAGCACAAAAGCACACTTTAGACGGCAAGCTGAGGCGTCGTATATACTCCTTACGGGCAACCGTAGTCACAGTTGATAAGCCCATTCCGAGCGCCGATGTTGGTAGAGTCATGCGGGACAAAGTGTTTGAGCAGTTACTGTTAATCATCCCTGAAAACCGCAACCTGCCCTATAGGACAATCTACAACTTTTACCCGATCGATCAAACTTCTGAAACGCATAAGGCCTACGATGCTGCAGCCACAACCGAATTGGAACCATCAAACCCCGTCTGGACTGAATTGACCAATCCTGAGTATGCGAACCTTTGGGGAAGCGACGATCTAAGACACAGTAAAAGCGCAACTGGCAATGGTGAGTTTGCTTTTATGCTTTTCCGCTTCAAAATAGGCTCTAAAGCTGGCGAGAGCCGTAATGAAGCCAGAAGTCAGTGTTTAAAGCGTGTAGTTTTGACGTTTGAGGGTTTTGGGCTTACTCCAGTGGGAAACGGCGTTACCCTAAAGGTATGGGATAACTTGGCTGGCGCTTGGAGCAATCTACAAACTGGCGTTTTGGGGACAGATGAAACCTTGGCTGTCACTTTAACGTTGAACCTGACGAACTACGTCAACGATGACGGCTTCCTATACCTGATGGCACGGACAACCAACCCATCAAATGGGGTTTCGTCTGCTGTTTTGTACTGCGATTTTGTGCAAGCGACCGTTGATGTGCGGGGCATAACGTTTTGTGATGTTCACAGTTATCGAGATGTCGATGTAGTTGACGTTAAGCCGTTTCTCTACAAAGAAGAAATCCAACTCGTTGCCTGGCTCTTCGAGTCCATAGCCGCTTCATAGTTACAGGTGAAAAAGAAGATGGTTGACACCTATCATAGTGACCAAGAAAAGTTCTACTACGTTACCGAAGGCTCTTTTGGCACTGTTCCAGCGGCTCCAGCGATGGTTGGGCACTCCTGCAGCAGCATAGACCCAGACATAAACCCAAACAATATCCGCGTTCCAGGCACAGGATCAATAGACGTTGTCGCCATTAAAAATGGGTTAAGACAACCTCTGCTAAAAATCAAATATCCAATCCCGTCTGATGCACCCATTAACCTCTTGCAATACGTCAAGCAGGAACTAAACAACAGCCTCAGCTTGCAAGTGCTCTACCACAAAGACGTCTTCGCTACTGCAACAGACATCATAAGCCTACTATACAAGGGCGCCCGATTCAACAGAGCAACCCTAACCTGCGACATAGACGGGCTTTTAGAATGTGAAGCCGAGTTTCCAGCCCAAGATGTTGAAGTAACCACAGCCAAGATCGCTAACACAACCTACACCGATTATACAGGCGCCGTCTTGGGCAGCGAAAGCTACGTCAAAATCGCTGGCGTCACTTGCGAGAGGGTTACTTCTTGGAAACTGCAGATCGACAACTCCTGCAAACCTGTCCCAGTAATTCGGTCGGTTAATGGGCACTTGGCAAAATACCTCACTTGGGGTAAAAGGCTCCTTACTGGAGAGCTCACCTTTGAGTTTGAAAGCAAACAGGAAGCAGACGATGTTTTGGCAGATACTGAACAGTCTAGCTTAGAGTTTGGCCTTGGCGGGGCTAACAAGGTGAGCGTTGAGCACACCAAATGGGACGATTTCTCTTTGAGCGGCAAAGCCGAGGACCTGATCTATGCTAAGGTGCCCTTCACTGCTAGAGGACCGCTCAATATTTCATAGTTACGGAGGAACCAAGAGTTGAAAACAGAAAAACTTGAGATTGATGGGCGATTCGGCGAAGAGTACCAGGGCACATACGTCTTTACGGAGATAACCTGGGCTAAACGCAACCGCATCATCCAAAAGCACACCAAGTACAACAAGCTCTCCGGTGACGTCGAGAGTAGCGACTTCATTGCCATCCAAGCAGAAACTATCCTGGCGAGTATGCATGGGCAGCCTCAAAGCCACTCCATAACTCTGGAAAAGTTGCTGGGCGAAGAAGAAGGTATCCCAATTGAACTGGGGGAGCTTTTCTCCAAAGTAGTCAACAAGCTAAATGGCATGTCGCGGGAGGATTTGCGTTTTTTACTAGAGCAGTTAGACGAGGAAAGCCTCACAGCGCTCTTGTCGAGTTTCGGCTATGTCAAACCTTCGGCTGGACACCAACCCAACTTGCCAAGCAACCAGCCCGAACAGTGCAGGAGTTCTGTCACATCTTGAACGTGATGGACGAAATGGCTGAAGAAGAAAAAAGGAACGCGGAGCGTGAAGCAAGACGGCAGTAGAAGTAACCTGTGACATTGACGGTGTAGAGGAATTCAAGGCGGCTATGCAGCGGTTTGATTCAGGTATGCAGCGTGAAGTCCATCGCTTTTTGGTTAGCTGGGCTGCCGAGGTAAAGGCTGAAGCTATGCGCCTTGTTCCCGTCCGCACAGGTTATCTTCGAAGCAGTATCTATGCAAAGATTCAAGAATGGGTCGCAGAAATCGGCGCAGAAGCCACATACGCCCTCTTCGTTGAGCTTGGCACCAAGTACATGCAGGCACAACCCTACCTTTTTCCAGCAATCCAGCAGTATCTACCAGAACTCGAAGCAGTGATAGTCTCAGCCATCGAGAAGGCTAAAGTGGAGGCGGGACTGTGAGTTTCCGTGAAATCGCCGTAACTATTCGGGCGGTTAATCGCGCTAGCAACGAGTTTAGCAGAATAAAAACTGATGCTGAAGCTTTGAGTGCTCGCATTAAGAGTTTGGGGGCTGCAATCGCTGGTATCGGCGCTTCTGGAATGGCTATTGGCTACATCGCCAACCAATTCGGTTTGCTAGACGACGCTCAAACTAAGGTGTTTAACGGCGCCATGATGGTTGTCACGGTCATGGGCACGTTCATGAATACTAGCTTGGGGGTGGCTGTTGCCCAGAAAGTGTATTCTGCCGCTTGTTGGGTCGTCACAGCCGCACAGAATGCTCTAAACATCAGTTATGGAACCTTCTTGGCTCTCACGGGGGTGGGTATTGCTGTTATTGCGGCTGCTGCAGTTGCAATGTACAGCTTTGCAAACAGCATGAATACCGCCACCAATAGCATGCAGAACTTCAACTCCACAGCTAGCCAAACCACTACCGCTACTCGTGGCATAGTTCGATCTGGCGACATGGCGATCTACCGTCAAGGAGTTGAGGATACTTGAGCGAACCAGCGCCTCCCTCTATCAGTCTCTATTCTGGGGCAACAGGCGGTGCGATTAGTCAGGTCGATATTCAGGAGTTGACCGTACATTTAGGGGGCACCGAAGAAGTCAGCAGTTTCGCCTACCGCCTCCAAAACTGGAACGGCAAATACAGCCCCGGCAGCTCACCGATTGCCTTAGGTGAAGACGGCTACATCATGATGGGTCGAGGCGCAAATTGTCCCCCGCTAATCACCACGCGAAATGAGAACATGAAGTTCCAATCAAACCCAACAGAGCATTATGTGACTGTTTCTGGCCGTGACTGGGGCGAGCGACTATTCCGTGAATACGTGACAGAAGGCTATGCCCTCATGAAAGGCGAAGAAATCGTCAAACATCTGCTTGATTATCATTCGGGGCTGCCTCATGTGAGAAGCGCTGTTGAGCTAGTCGAAAGCACTGACACAACTTTCACCCGTTTGGATTATGAGAATAAGCAGGCGTGGGAGATCCTCAAACAAATCGCTCAGGACAGTGACAAAGCAGGCGCTATCGGGTACGATTTTAGGGTTGCACCTGATGGCTGCTTTGAATTTTTCCACAGAGGCGCCAAAACAAGCCCAGTCAGCTTAACAGAGCGGATCGAAGAGGCAGAAACCGAATCAGATATCCTCTCTGTTAGAAACAAAGTCACAATTTACGGTGCTGCCACCAAAAGCACACCAGCCGACGTTGATGAAACGGTCGAAAGCCTCAACCCATCCAGTGGTTACTGGACCGGATACGGCGGCTCCCTCTCCTTGGACGCCACGAAAGTGTATGGCTCTGCTGCCTCAAGTGTCAAGAACACAACGGGAACAGCCTACAACGCTGTGAGCATCTTCTACTTCACCATAACCGTAAACGGCAATATGTATCCTAAACTGTTCTTGGCATTGTTGCGAGATGACCTTGTCAAGTCCGATGGCTTTCTAGTGATTCTGCACGATTCCTCTTCAAGGGTTTGTGGGCGTAACCTCTCAAATGTCAACAGTGTATCGGCAAGTAACGATTGGTCCACATTTCAGCTAGAAGTGGGCGTCAATCATGCAATAGACTGGGCTGCTCCTGCCGACTTTGATTGGGAGAACATTCGGACTGTAACTGTTACGGCTTATCTGGTTACTGCTGGCGTGAGCGGTCAAGTGTGGCATGGTCAACTCTACTTCACCGGCGCCAGATATAGCAATATGCAGACCGATGCGGCAAGCATTGCCACTTATGGCGAACGCCAATACGTCGACATCGTCGAGGACCTATACAGCGACAACGAATGCACGCTTAGAGCCAAATCAATTCTATCTTTCAAAAAACAGGCTAAAACCTCGTTGGTCCTAAGAAGCACTGTCTTCGATTATGGTACTGCGCCTATTTTGCCGGGCGATATGATTGCGGTAACTTTGCCAAATGAAAGCATCTCCTCTGCGAGTTTCCTTGTCAAAAGTATAGACTATCACTTTCTGGCAGAAAACAACACCCTAACAGTTTCTCTCAATCTGGGCTACCAGAAACAGTTGATGGCGGACTGGATCTATGCCTTGAGAGCCAGAACAGACGCCCTAAATAACTACAAGGCAAGACGGTGACCTCAAAAATGAGTAAACAACAAATCCTAAAACTCTTTGAAAACATCAAACCCGGAGATCTAATCGCCGTTAACTGGTGTGACGCTTCGGTCGGTAAAAGCAGCGGTTCAGGCATGACCATTGACGTCCCAGTCAAAAGCTGGGGCATATTTGTCGGTTTAATCGGTGACCGCGTCAAGCATATCGTGATTGCTCAGAACAGTTTCCGCTATGCCGACGGCCTGTTCGATTTAGACTACACTGCAATTCCTATTGGTTGGGCCTTGGGAGTTACAGTTTTAGTCAAAGAGCATATTCCAAGCGACTCGGCTAGCCGGCTTGTCAATAGTTTTATGCTGGGCGGGCATCGTTCCATGAATCGCCCCAGAACTTTTCGAAGAGCACTCGCGCAACGGAGGCTGAGTATCGATGGCAGACCCCATTAAACGTGCCTTGACTCGCCGACGTTTTGAGCGTGGCCACCTCATTGTTGAAGAACCCACTGCTAAGCTTGTGTTGGGCGTAAAATTCGCCATAGGCATGACGGCGTTTATGTCGGCTCTTGAGCTTGCGCACTTGGCGTTTTTGCATACCTGGAATGCTGAGATTTTTGCTTCAATCACTGGACTATGTGGTACGGTCATTGGTTTGTTTGTGGGGCAGAAAACATGACGAAAGGTAAACCTTGGCCAGCAGATGACGAAAAGAACCTAAAAGCATGGTTCACCTCCGGCACAACAGACTTCCGCGTTTTAGCGTTTAGCTTGGACGGACGCTACACGGAGGAAGCCATACGTCAAAAGCTGATCAAACTGGGATTGATGAAAGAACAACAACAAAGCGCTGCCAACTGTTGTTGTTCTTCTAACCTTGAACTGCCCGAAGAAATGCCTAGTGTAGAGGAAGCCCTCAAAATTCTCTGTGCCGCCCTAAAAGCGTTGGAAGCTCCTGGGTTAGATAAGAGCGAGGTTTTGAGGCTACGAAGCATTATCTCGGGGATTAAGACCTACAAAGAATTGTTTGTGGACTATTTGGATTATCGTGGGCTTGAGCAGCGCTTAATTGATCTGGAGGGGAAGTATGGTGCACTTGGCAAAGGCAAAAAGTCCTAGGCGCATGCGCTTCCCCGACATCTGGGCATACCGCAACAGCCTCGATGCTTTGGCAAAAGAGCAAGAAGCAGAGTTACTTGCAAACGTTTTGGAGGCGTCTAAGGATACGCTCAAGTTCTTAGAGCAGTATTGCAAACTGAATCCTTACTGGTACGTACTTGAGCTTGTACGCAACTTTGAGCAGTTCCAGTTTAATGCTGTCCGTTGGCCACGCCAAACAGGAAAAAGCACCTGCATTGGAGCATTACACCTTGCGGATGCTTGGAACAATCCTGATTTGAACATTGGGTTCGTTGGTCCAAGCTGGCGACAAACTAAACTCAACATTCGACGGGTAGCAAGCTTTTGCCGCAATCTGCCCCAGCAAGGTCTGCATGTACAGAAAACAAAAATCACGTTACCTAACGGCAGCATAATTGAGGCATTCCCAAACAACCCCGATACAATCCGTGGCAATACGTTTCATCGGATTTGGTGGGATGAAGTAAACTTCACCGCTAACGATGAAGACCTCTATGACGCAATCCTCTTCACACTCGGCACAACTAACGGCAAACTAACCGCTAGCAGTACACCTTTCAGTACTGATGCATTGTTTTGGAAGATGTGCAATCATAAAGACTACGCTGACTTCGGACGTCTGCACTTTAGTTGGGAAAGAGCGTTGGAGCCTAATGGTCCGCTTAAGCCTGGGATTATTGAGAAGATTAAGCGCCAGTTCGGCGATGACCCTGCCCGTTGGCGTCGGGAAATGGAGGCGGAATGGGCGGAGGATGAGGATGTTTGGCTGGCTCAGAGTTTAATTGTTGCCTGTGTGGGTACTCTGAAAAACTGCGGAGTAGACTTGCAAGAATTTAATCCCGACTATGAATATAGCGGAGACTTTTTTGTTGGACTTGACTTGGCACAGACCCGCGACTACTGTGTCCTAGCCGTTATCGAAAGATTAAACGATAAGCTGTTTCTTAGGCACCTAAAGATTTTCCAGCAACCCACCATGTATGCCCAAGTTCTCGGTTACCTCAAGGCACTTCAGGATAGATGGGGTGGATTTCAAAAAATCAGAGTGGACTTCACCCGCGAAGGCCCAAGCATCATCGCCGATATGGAGAATGCAGGAATAGAGAACGCTGAAGGCGTCAACTTTAGCGTGCCAAGAAAAAGTGAGATGGCAAGCTTGCTAAAGCAACGTATGATGAATAAGCAGTTTTTCTATCCACTGCTCAATTGGGAACGCCCATACCGTGGCGACCTCTGTACTGAACTTAACGTTGAGCGCTATGAGCTGCGCAAAGACGGTGCCATAGGCTACAGTCATCCCAACGGCACCCATGACGACGTCTTTTGGAGCATAGCGTTAGCCGTGTTTGCAACCGTGCAGATGGAACCCGAACCGTTCTTAGCAGTTATTCCAAGGTGACCAAAAAAATGACAAGACGAAGAACTGACCCCTTCCGCATAACCCAGTTCCGAAGAATCTATGACAGAGAAGAAGGAAAATTCACCTTCAACATCAGCTACGAAACCCACACAAAAATCACGCCCAGAAGCCTTGTTGTAGCTGAAGCCTTCGGTTTAGGAATTGATGAAGCCCAGAAGTTCAAAGTGTTAGATGCCGAGCTAAAGATTGGACCCAAAGACATCGTTTACATCACGGGCGATAGCGGAAGCGGCAAAAGCGTGTTGCTACGAGCAATCAGAGCAGACTTGGGTGATGAGGCTATTGATTTGTCAGAGGTTGCAGTGGACCCAGATAAGCCTTTGATCGAAACAGTCGGCGCCACAGTCGAAGAAGGCTTAGAGCTTCTAAGCAAAGTCGGCTTAAACGATGCCTTCCTTTTCCTGCGTACCTACAGCCAGCTTAGCGACGGGCAGAAATACCGCTACCGAATCGCCAAACTCATCGAGAGCCGCAAGCAATGGTGGCTCATGGACGAATTCGCCGCATGCCTAGACAGAGACACAGCCAAAATTATTGCGTTTAATCTGCAAAAGATCGCCTGCCAACAAGGCAAAGCAGTCATAGCAGCAACAACCCACAGCGACCTGCAAGAAGACCTCAAACCCAGTGTTCTTGTGCATAAGCGGTTTGGCGAAGAAATCAAAATCAACTATCACCCAAACACTTCAGCAACCGAATGCAGCCTAATCCGAGAAATGCGGGTTGAAGAAGGAACAAGAGAAGACTGGCAAAAACTAAGCGGCTTCCATTATCGAGGACACAAGGTTGCTGTTCCACGAAAAATCTTCCGCTTAGTAAGAGACGAGGAGCTCTGCGGCGTCATAGTCTACAGTTACCCACCACCAGCCTGCTATGGAAGACGAATGGTACTGCCAAGAATGTCTATTCAAGAAATGAATAAACAACTCAGCATAATCAATCGAGTGGTTATTCACCCAAAATACCGCACTGTAGGCTTGGGTGCCAAACTAATTCGCGAGACAATGCCGCTGGTCGGCACCAGATACGTCGAATTGATTGCTGTTATGGCGAAGTATAGCCCATTCGCTGAGAAGGCTGGCATGCTGAAAATAACTCAACAGCAAACAGTCAAAAGCATATCTGCCGTTTCTAAAGCGCTCTTAGAGTTAGGGTTTGATATACACCTCTTGGCAAGCGAAAGATATGTCCAGGCAAAGCTTGAGAGTTTGCAATCAGAGCAGATCGATAAACTCAAAAATGCATTCATCAAAAACAAGCACACCCGTTTCCGGAGGGAATTTGCAGCTAGCCGACATCAGCCCTTTGGAAAGACCGCCGATTATATCGCTTGCGTGCATAAAGCAGAGTTGTCAGAATTGCGTAAACTCATAAAACTGGTAGGAATGCTTTCCCAAACAAAAGTCTATCTCTTTTGCAAGGCGCGTTGA